GCATGAGCGCGGGCGGCGACTTTGCGCTTGATCTAAGCAAGTTTGCCGAAAAGGCAGGCGAAGCGGCTAATGCCGTGATTAGCAAAATCTGCCTTGATCTGACTTCCAACATTATCCTCAAAACGCCGGTTGACACTGGCCGGGCGCGGGCAAACTGGCAGGCCAGCATCGGGCAGCCCGTTAGCCATACTATTGAATTTAGCGGTGACACTGGCAGCAATGCAGTTGCGCCCAACAAAAGCCGGGCATCCGAATTTGCAAAAGCAAACGCAGAGGCGGCGGCGTTTCAGGCACCCGGCAACGTCTTTTATATTAGCAACAATCTTCCCTACATCGCTTCGCTAGAATTTGGCCTATACCGCCCAGGGCCAAACACAGTTGGTGGCTTTTCAAAGCAGGCTCCAAGTGGTATGGTGCGGATTAGCATTAACGAAATCAGCCGCGCGCTGCGACTGTAGGAGGTCGAATTATGTCTGACGTTGTTTCTTCTGTTGGCACTATCGTTTCGGTCGCCAACGCATCGCCGGCAACCTATAACTCTGCCGGCTTTGCCGCCCTCACTTGGGTGGCTTGCGGTGAGCTTGCCGAACTGCCGGCCTTTGGCGCGGAAGCCGCGCTTGCCACTCACACCCCGCTGGCGACCGGCATTGTTGCCAAGCGCCGTGGTTCGCTGAATTATGGTAGCGTTGCTTTGACGATGGCCGTGTCGGATGACGATGCTGGTCAGACGATCTTGCAGGACGCTGCCGAAGCGGCTGCCGGCACCGACGCACAGGTTGCCGTCAAGGTGCTGCTGGTGAATGGTGAAATCCAGTATTTCACCGCCCAGGTGATGAGCTACAAGGTCAACGTGGGCAACGCCGACGCCATCACGATGGCCGAAGTGACGCTTGAAATCGACAACAAGGTTATCAAGGTTTCTGCCCCGTAACACGGAACGCCAGCGGCTAGGGTAGCACCCGAAAAGCGGATCGCCCGCCGCCTGCCGCTGGCACTTTCGGGCTAACATGAAAGGGCAAACATGGACTTGAACACGCTTAAGGCCGTGAAGGCCGACGAAGGCGCGACGCTGCAACTGGTGCATCCGCAGACCGAGGAGCCGCTTGATGGCATGACCATCACGCTTCTGGGCCAGGACAGCGCCGCTTATCGTAAAATCCAGATGGCAAAGCAGCAAATGGCCTTGAACCGTCTTGCCAAGGGCAAGCGGGCAACTGCCGATCTAGACGCCGAAAAGCTGGCGGCTGAGATGATTGACGATCTGGCCAAGATGACCATCAAGTGGACGGGCTTCGAGTTGGATGGCAAGGCGCTTAAGTGCGAAAAGGCTAACGCGGTGACAGTCTACACCGATTGGCCGTGGATTCGGGAACAGGCACAGGAGTTTGTCGCTAATCGCGCAAACTTCTTTCACGGAAACGATTGAAACGCTGTCGATTTACGTCAAGCAAATCGCTTGGCTAAACACCATTCCCGAAAAAGAAAAGCGGCCAAGGCGTGACACGGTGGGCGGCGATCTGCCGCCCATCACCGCTGGCGCTTATTTGCTAGACCTGCTTTTCGAGATTGGCCCAGCCCAGCCGCTTGCTATGAGCAGCCCGGTGGCCATCAGTGAGCTTGAAATAGCTGCTTGGCAGACCAATCGCGGCATCAGCTTGTCGGCATGGGAAGCCGGCACGATCCGCCGCCTATCGCATGATTATGCTTCGGCGCTGTCTAAGGCCAGTCAGGCATCCTGCCCACCGTTTTACATGTCGCCGGAACGCATGACCGCAGATCGGCGCGACAAAATCAGCAAGGCGATGTCGTCCTGGGCTGACAAAGTGAACGATGGTAAGGGCGCTTTGCAAAAATAGCCGCGCTGTGGCATAGATAGCATGAACAGAATGGGGCTTGCTTAATGGCCGAACTTGCAAGGCTTCGGATCGCAGTAGACAGCACAAGCGCCAAGACCGCCGAACGCGATCTTGAAGGGCTTGCGTCTGCGGCTGGAAATACTGGCCGCGCTGTTGATGCGATGATTGCCGGCCAAAAGCGCATGACTGAGGCCATGCAATCGGCCCACAAGCCGACGCTTGATGCGGTGCGCTATCTGGACTCGCTGAACCGTGAGCTTGAGACGATTGGGAAGTCATCGCTGCAAATCAAGGCGATGGAAATCAAGATGGCCGCTGCGGCGGCTCCCACTGCTGAACTGGCGCGCGAAATCCGCAGCATGGGCGCGGAACTGATCAAGGCCGAACGCGCGGCCATGACTAGCACACCGCACATCACCAGCATGGGCAACAGCAGCAAGCTGGCCAGCCATCACACGCAAAACTTGGCCTTCCAGTTGCAGGACGTTTTTGTTGGTCTGACAAGCGGCCAAAAGCCAATGACCGTGTTTTTCCAGCAGGGCAGCCAAATCGCCGGCATCATGATGCAAGCCGGCCTAAGCGTGCGGGCGTTTGCTACAGAAGTTGCCGCATTGACGGCCCGCGTGGTGGCTGCTGTTGCGCTGAATCCGGCGTTCCTGGCGTTTGCCGCTGCGGCTGGCACGGCGTTTGTGGCGTTCAAGGATTTTCAGGCGCAGGTCGGCAAGACGGGCGAACTGGAAAAGTTCCAAAAGAGCCTTGGCTTGACCAAAAAGGAATTGAAGGAACTGGAAAAGGAAGTCGGCCCGGCTGCCATCACAATGGGTGATGTGTTCAAGGGGCTGGGCAAGACCATTTCGGACGCTTTGAATTTGGACAAAGCCTTCGACATGTTCAAGAAAGGCTTTTTTGCCACTTTCCGCTTTGTGGCGGAATTGGGCAGCGATGTCGCGGCGGGCATCTATGCGGCTTTCGTCGGCGGATTCCGTGGCATTGTTGAGGTGTTCAAGAATTTGCCGGCTGTTTTGGGCGATCTGACCATTAGGGCGGTGAACAACGTAAGCCGCGCGATTGAAGTTTTCCTGAATGGGTTTATCGCATCAACGAACACGCTGCTTCGCAAGCTGGGCATGGAAACGATCAAAACGATTGTGGACATTCCCGAACTGGAAAACAAATACAGCGGCGCTGCCAATGCGGCTGGCAAAGCGTTCACCGGCCAGATCAAGCAGGCTTTTGGCGAGGCTAAGGATGGCTTTCGCGCGGCTGGCGACACATTGAGCGCCAACATCATTGACGCCGCCAAGCAGCGTATGGAAGGCGGTGCAGACACGATCCTTGACGAACGCACCTTAAAGAAAGCGGCCAAAAAAGCTGGGCAGACGCTTGGCGAGTATATCGCTATCGAAACCGGCCAGGCCATCACGGCGCTGGAAAAGTCATTCAAGTTTGATGATAGCGTTTTCAAGGACGCTGGCAAGCGCCTGCAAGAAATGGCTGACATTGGCAGCAACGCGCGCGCAGAGGCCGCAAGGCGAGCCGAGGAAGATATACAAAACAGTCTGAAAACCTTTAGCGATGTTATGAGCGGCATCGGTGATCTGTTTGGCCAGAAAGTCGGCGGCACTATTGACCGTCTTGGCAATTTGATGAAGCGCACCTTTCCAGAGTTTTCGGCAAGCATGGGCGCAGCGTTCAAGGGCATTGGTCAAAGCATTAACGGCGTTCTGGCCGGTTTTGGCACTAACTTGAATCAGCTTGGCGGCGCTGCCTCGTTTGGCTCCACTGTGGGTGGCATTGTTGGCAATGGCAATCAGGGCGCGCAAATTGGTGGCGCGATTGCTGGCGCTGGCGGCATGGCTATCGGGCAGACGATTGCAGCCCTGGGCAGTGCAGGCGGGCCGATTGGCATGATTATCGGCAGCGTTATCGGTTCTTTGGTTGGCGGTCTGTTCAAAGGCAAAAACAACTTTGCGGATGTGATGTTGTCAGGCACCGGGCCAGGAACCGTGTTCAATCAGCGCGGCGGCGCACAAAGCACACAGGCTGGTCTACAGCTTGGCGGCGCTTTCAGTCAGCAGCTAAACGCCATTGCAACGGCGCTTGGCGGCACGGTTGCCGGCGGCCAAGGCTTCGGAAGCCTGGGCTTTAGCGGTGAGCAATTTTATTTCAACGCTATGGGCGGCGACTTCAAAGCAGGCGGCGCACAGCGTTTTGCCAGCGCAGAAGAAGCCGTTGCAGCCGCCATCAAAAACGCTGTGAGCAAGGGCGCGTTTGACGGCCTGAGCGAAAGCAGCAAGATCATCGTTGAAAAGCTGGCCGGCCTTGGCGCTGATGAGATCATGAAGGTGCTGGAACAGATCAGCACCGCCCGCAATGCGCTGGCCGATGCCTATAACCGCGAAGCCGCTGCTATCGGCGCGACGATTGAGAAGTTTCAGGCCATGACGGCCAATCTGCAAGCGTTCCGCGATACGCTGGCACAGCAGTTGATGACGGCAGAAGAAATATACACCGCCGCCCGCAGCAAGTTTGAGGAAATCAGCCAAGCAGCCATCGCCGGCAATGAGGAAGCGATTGGCCAGCTTGTCGGCGTTAGCCAAAACTATCTGGAAGCGGCAAAGGGCTTCCTGACACCAGAAGAATATAACCGCGAAATTGAAAACGTGATGAAGGCGGTTGATGTTGCTATTGAGCAAAGCAAGTCGCTGGAAGCCTATGCGCAGGAACAGCTTGCCGCCCTTAACGCCAGCGTTGATGGGCTGATTACGCTTGATCAAAGCGTTTTGAGCGTGGCGGATGCAATCAAGAACTTGCAAGACGTCATGAAGAACATCAACACCCGCCCGATCAATATCACCGTGACGGGCGGCACCGGATTCCAAACGGATGGCGGCGGCGAAATGCCCGGCTTCTACAATGGCGGTATGCATAGCGGCGGCTTGCGCCTGGTGGGTGAGAATGGCCCAGAGATCGAATCCACCGGCTCTAGCCGCATCTATAACGCCAATCAGACGGCAGACATCTTGGGCGGCAGCATGACAACCGCTAACCAGATCGCCGCGTTGCGTGATGAGATGCGCGCCAGCCTTTACGCTATCGCCAAAAATACCGGCAAGACGGCCAATCAGCTTGTGCGCTGGGATGGCGACGGCCTGCCGGATGCGAGGGGCTTCTAAATGATTATCGTTCAGCCCGTTCCCGTCACGTCACCAATGGTGACGGCAAGCAATGTCGCCATCACTGAGACGCTGTGGACGGCTGGCACCTACACGCTTGGCCAGCAGCGTTATGTTGGCACCCGGCTTTATAAGGTTATCGTTTCCAGCACGACCGACAATCCTACTGTTGGCGTGACACTAACGCCGCCAAGCTGGCAGGACATTGGCGCAATCAATCGTTTTAAAATGTTCGATCAGGTGGTGAACACGCAAACCACCCGCACCGGCCTGATTGACGTGAGCATATTGCCGGGAACGATCATCAACGCTTTGGCGATGTTCGATCTGAATGGCGTGTCAACGACCATTACGATGACCGATCCGATTGAGGGTGTGGTTTTCACCGAGACAAAAAGCCTTCAAGACAACACGATCATCATTGATTGGTATAGCTATTTCTTCGAGAGCATCACGACGGTATCGGATGTGGTGTTCTTGGGCTTGCCTGCTTATGGCAACGCGACAACACGCATTCAGGTAAACGCTGGTGCGGCTACCGCAGCCATTGGCGAAGTCGTGATCGGCAAGCAACGCAACCTTGGCGTGTCAAACTTTGGCACCAGCGTTAGCATTCTGGATTATAGCCGCAAGGAAACCGACGAATTTGGCAACACGGTTGTCGAAACACGGCCATTCTCTAAGCGGGCGGATTTTGACGTTACCGTCGAAACGGGTGCCGTTGCCGCTGTGCAAAAGGCTTTGGCTGACATTCGCACAACGCCGACCGTGTTCATTGGTGATGAGGATCGCGCTGAAACCATCGTGTATGGATTTTATCGCGGTTTTAATATAGTTATATCCACGCCAAGCATTTCCGATTGCAGCATTGAAGTTGAGGGCTTGATCTAATGGCCATTACGCCGCTTCCCACACCGCCCAGCCGGTCACAGTCGCCAGCCACGTTTAGCGCGGACGCAGACGCCTTTCTTGGCGCGCTGCCAGCCTTTGCCACTGAGGCAAACGCACTGGCAACCGATGTCAACGCCGATGAAGCTAGCGCGGCAGCAAGCGCAACGACGGCGACCAATGCGGCCAGCATTGCGGTGGGCGCTGCAAACTATCGTGGCGATTACAACGCCGGCACGACTTACCAGATCGGCCAGAGCGTAACGAGCGGCGGGCGGCAATGGGTTGCCAAGACGGTCAACACAGGCGTCACGCCGGTTGAAGGCGCTAACTGGCTCCTCATCAATGATGGTGACGTGCTGGGGCCGGTTAGCGCCACCAACAACGCGCTTGCGCTTTATGATGGCACCACCGGCAAGCTGATTAAGAATGGCCCAGCGCCCGGCACGGCTGGCAACATCATCGTAAGCAACGGCACGACTTGGGCAACCCAAGCGTTTCCGCCTGTTGCCGGCTCGATTTCAGCCAACGCTGCTAACAATGTGACAATTAGGCAGCCGCTGATTGTTCAATCAGACGGAACCGTAACGCCAGTTACAGGCTCTGGCCCAAGCGTTAGCGGGGAGTTTCCGTTTAGCGCAGCTAATACACAATTCCACGACATTGCATACAATCCAACCGAAGATAGATATTTAATTGTTTACATTCCGACCGCAAGCTATAACCTTACTTGCGTTGTTGCCCAAGTAACGGGAACAACTGTTACATATGGAACTCCTGTAACTTTATATGGTTTTTCCCTAGCTCCTTCGGTGACTTACAATCAAAATCAAAATCGTTTTGTTGTGGGTTTTTTTGCCTATCTTGACAACGTCATGCGAGTTATGGCCGTTTCTGTTAGTGGACTCGTTCCAACTGCTGGAACCAGCGTAGGTTTTAGCGGAACCAGTTCTGGCGGCACTAGTGTGGCTTCGAATCCATCTTCTTCGGCTGTCGCAATTGCTTGGGGTTCAGGCACAACTCTAAACGTGGCCGAATTTACACTTTCAGGAAGCACAATTAACTTTCCAAGCGGAAGTTTCAGCACTGGTAAGTCAATAAATACAAATCAATTTAGTGAATTAAAACCCGTATCAATAGCTTATTGTGGCACTTCGCCTTATGGAAACAGTTGGGCTGTTGCATACATAAACTCATCGGGCTCTGGTCAGCTTTTCATAGGTAGCATGTCATCTGGACAGTTCAACACTTGGACAAGTGAGGTCAACCTACCTGCACTTTTTCAAGAACCCAAAGTTTTATGGGATAGTGCAATTGCCCGCTTAGTTGTTGCTGGCAGAGAGAGGATTCATACCACAACAGTGGCAAATCCCCCAGCTTTGTCTGTATCGGCTGCTTATAATGGTAGTGCTAGTCCGATTTATCCAGTTTCAATGTATCGAAACTCAAATACTAACGGCTATAGCATTGTGTTTCGAAATTCAGGGGCAAATAACTTTTTGCAAGTTGCTGATGTTACCGTGACTGCAAGTGCAATTACTCAGCCAACTGCCGTCAGAACAATTAGCACTGATAGCACTGAGACGGTAAGTGCTGCATTCAGCACAGTTATAAACAGGGCTGTCGCTGTTTGGCGGAATAGCTCTCAGGTGAAAACCGCGATCATTAACAGCGCAACGGTGACAAACCTAACGGCAACCAATTTTGTTGGGTTCGCCGGGGCAACAGTTACCGCTGGTCAAAGCGTAAGCGTTCAAACTATTGGATCAAGCGTTGCCGGTTTTTCAGGCTTCACGCCTGCGACTCCATATTATGTCAGGATTGATGGCACCTTGGCCACAACCCCTGACCCATTTTTCGCATCTCCTGTTTATGCGGGCCTTGCTTTGAGCGCAAGCAGCTTGCTGGTTAAAGGATAAGCAATGAACATTCTTGTCGATAGCGATGGCTTGGCATGGGTGCTGGTCAAAAATGGCGATCCAGTAAGTGCGCGGCAAGACGGGCTGTTTATTGGCAATCCTGTGCATTCAATCTTTTCCGTGGGCGCTGCGGAAGATTGGATAGTTGTTTCATGTGACGAAATTCCAAACGATTGGCAGCCGGGCCGCTATTTCCTGATTGAGGGCGAATGGTCGCTTAACGTGGATTGGCAGGAGCCGCCAGTTGAACCGCCGCCCATCCCGCAATCCGTCTCCATGCGCCAAGCCCGTCTTGCGCTGCTGTCCTACGGTCTGCTTGATGATGTCGAAGCGGTGATCATCACCATGAACGAACCGCAGCGCAGCCAAACGCAAATCGAATGGGAATATGCCCAGACGGTAGAGCGGGACAACGCGCTTGTTGCGGCACTTGGCCCGGCGCTTGGCCTAGACGATGCGGCGATTGACAGCCTGTTCACGCTGGCGGCCACGTTGTAAGACGCCGCCAATTGTTGTATTGTTGCGCCAGACAGGAGTTCACGGACATGGCCAGCCCGGTGCATAGCGTTATGGAAGGCATGAAACCGGCAGGCGACATCCTGTCGATTGGCGTTGTGCTGGCCACGCTGGCGTCATGGCTGCCCTCAATCGCCGCTATCTTCACCATCATCTGGACGGCGATTCGCATTTATGAAACGCGCACGGTGCAGCGCCTGCTTGGCAAGGCTACATAATCCGCTGATCGTCGCAGGGCCGTCCTGTCGCAGCTAACAGGTGACACGTGCCGCGCAATCAACACGATATCGATCCGGCGCGTGATGCCGAGATTTATGCGGCTTATGTAGAGGCCGGCAACAGCGGGCGGGCATTGGCCAGAACGGGCCGCTATGGCGGCAAGATGGGCATCTTGTCAGCGGTGCGCCGTCATAAGGCAACGCAGGGCGAAGCCTATGGGGCTGGCGGAATCGGGCAAGGTGCGGAACGCGACGGACATGCGCCCTACATTATCAAAGGCGTTTCAACCTATTTTGATGCAGACGGCAATCAACGCGCCCAATGGGTGAAAACCCGGCTGGATGACGAACAGCGGCAAGAGGCGATCAGGGCAGCGGCTGAGGCGCTAGCCGAAAACATACCGCCAGCGGAACCCGTCACGCCACCGGCTGCAACCTTGGCCGATCTGCTGAACCTTTACGTTTTCACGGATTACCATGTCGGAATGCTGGCGTGGCACCGCGAGGGCGGCCAAGATTGGGACTTGGCCATTGCTGAAAAACTAATAACAAACGCGTATCGCCATATGATCGACAATGCGCCAGCGGCTAAAATTGGCATCGTTTGCCAGCTTGGCGACTGGTTTCATTACGACAGCTTCAAGCCGCTAACGCCTGCCAGTGGGCATCTGCTGGATGCCGACAGCCGGTTTCCCAAGATGATCGAGGCTGGCGTTCGCATCTTGCGGCGGATCGTTGGCATGGCGCTGGAACGGCATGAGCAAGTGATCGTGCTACATGCTGAGGGCAACCATGACGAAGCCTCATCGGTCTGGCTTCGAGTGATGTTCAAGGCGCTGTTTGAGAATGAGCCGCGCGTTACGGTGGAGGATAGCCCGCTTCCGTTTTATGCGTATCAGCATGGCCAGGTTATGCTAGCGTTCCATCATGGCCACAAAGTCAAGATGGACGGCTTGCCGGCGCTGTTTGCCAGCCAGTTCCGCGAAATGTGGGGGCAAACAACAATGGCCTATGGCCATAGCGGCCATTATCACCATGAAGTGGTCAAGGAGTTTTCCGGCATCAAATGGATGCAGCACCCGACACTTGCAGCCCGCGATGCTTATGCGGCGCGTGGCGGCTATCATGCTGAACGGGCGGCCTATGCAATTACCTATCACGCCAAATATGGGCAAGTTTCAACGCTAACCGTCAAACCGGAAATGTTTGAGTGAAAGCCCGCATTCCTTGGGAAATGCTTAAGGCTGACACGTTTGCAGATCATGCCGACGATGTGGCGATGTTGTGGGCGCGCGAGTTTGCGGATGTCGCCAAAAGCGAATTGTTCTGGTTGCGTGGCGTAATTGGCAGCGATGTGCTACAAGGCGCAACGCGCGCCGTCATGGCGCGGGCTTTGAAGCTGGCAGCTTTGGAGGTCGAGCAATGCGATGGCTAACAGAGGCACGGCAATTAATTGGCACGAGGGAACTTCCCGGCGCTGGGAACAATCCCGTCATCATGTCCTGGGGCAACCGGCTTGGCGCACGAGTGCTGGGCATTGCATACGGGGCTGACAGCGTGCCGTGGTGCGGGCTTTATGCCGCCTGGTGCGTTCATCAGGCTGGCATTGCACCGCCCAAGATTGCCATCCGCGCCAAGGCTTGGGCGACTTGGGGCATTCCGCTGTCATTGTCTGCCACGCCACCAATGGGCGCAATCGCTGTCTTTGATCGGCAGGGCGGCGGGCATGTCGGCTTTGTGAATAGCGTCAACGCTGATGGCAGCCTAAACATCTTGGGCGGCAATCAAGGTGACGCCGTAAACGTGCGCCGGTTTACGCGAGACAGGCTAATTGCTTTGCGCTGGCCAGCCGGGCAGCCAATTGGCCCGGCAGCGCGGATTGCAGCAACGGCAGCCGCTAACACAACAGGTGAAGGTTGATGATCGAATATATCAAAGCGCGGTTGCGCGAGAAAACCACTTGGGCCGGCTTGCTGGCAATCGTGCTGGCGGTCTCGCTGCTTGTCATCCCGGTAATCATGCCCGCAGACGCTGCCGCACTGGCAAGCCAGAATGTTCAATGGCTAATCACCGCGCTGTTCGTCGGCGGGCTGGGCGGCGTTGTCTGGCATCGGAAGATTTGACCATGTTCGTGCCAGCCTGGGCCTTGCGTGTCGCGCCGTATGTTGGCGGCTTGCTGCTGATCGTGGCGGCTTATGTGTGGGCCTATGGGCGTGGCGTTGATGCAGAGCGCGGCAAGTGGCAGGCGGTGCAAGCCAAGGCGGCAGAGGTACAGCGCCAGCGAGAGGTGGCATTGCAGGCGCAAGTTGACGCTGCTGGCGTGGCGCTGTCAGAAGCGCAGTCGCGTATTTCTAACGGAGCGGGCAAAGCGCAAACCATAACGAGGACATACTATGTTGCGAACCCTAGCAGCAATGTTGCTTGTCTTGATGATAGCCGGGTGCAGCACATCACGCAAAGTGACGCCGCCGCCATTGGCAATCCCGCAGCCGCCAAGTGATGCATTGCAGCCTTGCGCCATCCCGGCACTGCTTGGCGGATCGGCGGAAGCGGTGGAGTTGGCCTTGATCGAACGCGGTGCAGAGATTGCCCGTTGCGAGGCAAAGCGGGCGGCGCTGGTGCAAGGCTGGCCGAAGTGAGGTAATGACATGGCGAAAGACCCAAGACTGAAGGCGGTGGGCGTGGAAGGCTATAACCAGCCAAAACGCACACCGACCCATCCGACGAAAAGCCATGTGGTCGTTGCCAAAGAGGGCGACGAAATAAAGA